TATTATTCAGGAGCTCCGGTCGATCTGCGATTGTCGTCAGGCCCGGCAGAGTAGCCCTAGGGTCGCCACTTCCTTGCTGCAAAACAGCAAGTTGCACGGCCTTCTTCGCGCGTTGAACCAGAGCATTCGCTGCGGCTTCGCGCGCTTCGTTGCGTACATCCTGGCGGGTCGCTTCCTGCTGCAGCGATTGCTGCATTTGCGCAGGTGCTGGCCCTGCCTTCAGTTCAGCAGCGACGGGATTAAAGTGCGCCGGCAGGCCGGGGGGCAGGTTTGCCATCTCGCTCTCCTGGCCTCAGCCTTCAGATACCAGCACCTTGCTGCGCAGCGCTTCGGGGGAAGCCTGGCTCAGCATCTGCCATGCAGCGGCGGGATTGCGCTCGCTGATGGCAGAGAAGGTGGCCCAGAAATCATCACCGCCGCCATTGGTTGCCTGCACGTCGGGAGCGGGCATTTCCATTTGCGGGCGCTGATAGGTCGCAGCCGGGGGAGCAAAGCGACGCTCGTTCGCGGCAACCTCAGCGGCCAGGCGATCCTGGGGAAGCTCGGTGGGGTAGGGACCTTCGGGACCGAAGAACTCGTTGACGTACTCAGCGAGGATCTCGGGATTGGTCAGCAGGGTGTGATACGCGGCATTGTCCTCAGCGGCAGCCTCGATCACGGTGTGTGAGTTCTGCAGTTGACCCTGGATGGCCTGGATTTGCTGCAGAGCCTGAGCGGTCTGCTGGGCCTGGGCGAGGAGAGCGTCCTCGACGACGCAGGCGTAGCGATTCAGCAGGGCAGGGGCTTCAGCGCCGAAGTGCTGGAGAACTTCAAGACTTTCGCTGCTGACGCTTTGCAGATACTCGTCGCTCGCGGCTGCGCTCTGCTCGCTGCTGTAGCTCGGCGCCTGTGCCGGCATCGCCTGGGAATAGGCCGCCGTTTGTGGGAATGCTGAGGTCAGCGGCGCCGTAACGGAGGGAGCCGCCTGGTAGCTCACCGGTGCTTGCAGGTAGGCCGCCGGGGTAGGGGCCGCCTGTTGGGTCGGTGCCGAGTAGGACGCCTGGGGCTGGGATTGCGGCGTCGCGCTCAAGCTGGCGAGCAGACCCTGGTACGCCGCCTGCCACGGGTTGGCCTGAGGCACTGAAACCGGAGCTTCCGGGGAGTAAGCCGGAGCCTGGGGTTGAGCCGTCGGGTACGAAGCTTGGGGTGCCTGCGGCATCGACGGGGAGGCCACGGTCGGCGCGGCCACGCTGGATGGGATCGAGGGCTGCGGGGTCGCCACTGCCGTCGCCATCGTTGTACTGTCCTGCATAGGTCAGTTCTCTCTTAAGGAATTCGAGGGCTCGATAGACGTAGGGCGTCAAATCGAGCTTGGGATCCGCCAGCAGGGGGAGGTCCGGAGCCTGCGGATGCGGGGTCTGTCGCATGTTTTGAATCAGCGACAGGAAGGTGCCAATGCTTTGCTGCGTGGCTTGAGCCATTCGGAATGGATAGCCACTAAGCATTGCGCTGCGCTCTTCGTCGGTTTTATCCGGGAAGAGGTACCTGAGGGCCTCGATGCTGTTAACACCGAGCTCCTGCAGGTTGCGCACAACAATGCTTGAGTTCAGTATATCTTCTGTGGAATCCTCAAAGACTGGTCCCTTCCAGCGCCACTCGATCTTTCGATCGCCGTCAGGGATCAGCCCAACCACACCGGGCGGAAGCTGACGTGCTTGCACCGCTTCGGCAATCTGGGCTTCCAGCGCTTGCTCGAATTGCTGGTATGCCTCCTGGAATGCTGCAACCGCCTCTTGGTATTGCTCGGCATCCGCAAACTCCTCACGCAACGGCACGGGCGGCTCCTCGAGGCCAACGGCAGCGGCAAAGGATTCGCGGAAGATCTTTTCTTCGTTGAACAGCACAAGTGCCAGCAGCTTGCACAGGCCGTAGGTCAACAGCCCGCGGCACTTGCGAGCGGCTGTTGTCGCAGCCCGGCCATACAGCGACTTGACTTCATATGCCGTCGCGCCGGAGCTGATGCCCAGCTCGTCAACGCCACCCATGGCGTTGCGCAGCTCCTCGCGGTACTGGCGTGCGTAGAGGTTCTGATCGCCGCTCACCGCGTCCGGCGTGATGTAGGCGACACGATCGGTGGCCTCGATGTTGGCGATAATCCGAGGCACCTTCACCCCGCCGCCACCACCGCCGGCGCCCAAAGGTGAGCTGAGTCGCGTCGAGGGTCGATTCGCAGCGTAGAAGCCGGCCTGTGAACTGATTGTCGGACGAAACTCGTCACCATCGCCCGACTCGATCAAGTCCTGCTTCGGGCGGCTGGAAACCAAGGTCGGGTTTCCATAGAAGGTGATATTGGCTCGGATATTCTTGATCAGCTCATCGTGCGTCACGATGTGATCGCTGAGCCAATCGAACTCGCCACTGGCATCCATGCCAGTCGAGCGCATATTGTTGAAAGACTCGACAGCAGGGATGAATCCCAAGCTGTTTCGCAGCGTTCGCGTCGTGTTGGGCGCGTAGTTCAGGGTCGCGACACCAGCATCGAAGCTCGGCTTCTCGGTCGTGATGGATTCCTTGATGGTGTCCCGGCGAACCTGCAGCTTGACGTAACGCAGGGAGCCGCCATCGCCACCGGCAATCGAGCCCATGGCGCCGATGCCATCACGCACGGTGAAGCTATAGATGAGCTCCACCTCTTCCAGCTGGCCCGCGGCGTCGTAATAGGCGCGGTAGTTCTCCTTGCTGAACCACATCAAGCGGTAGGTGTCCTGCACCGGGCGGAAGTACCACAGCCCCTTACCGTCCAGCAGGAAGTCATCGACGATGCCTTCAAGGCGCGCGTCGATCTCGTTGTCCTGGATCAGATCCGCGAGGAAGCTCTTGCGGAAACCAAAGGTGTCCTGCGCAGGGAAGAACTCCAGACCCTGGCGCAGCATGAATAGCCGCATCTGCGCGAGATGCGAGTTGACCACCATCGTGTCAACACCAGCCGTACCATCACGCTTGCGCGCGGCCTCAAGGATGCGGCGAAAACGCTCGGTTTTGGGTTGGCTCATGGATCTAGTTTAAGTCCATTCGATTTGCGCAGCCCCGCGCTTCATCAGTCCCTGGACAACGATGTTCAGGCTGTCGGCACAGTCGTCGTGAGGGCTGTGGCCAAAGTTCGTGATCTCGTCGATCATGTAGCTGAAATCGCGGTACTTGTTGAAAATGATCTTCTTGGCCTGGAAGAGGCCAAGGATCCCTCGCAGCCTGGCGAGCTTGTCCCCGCGGAAACCCTTCACCGGAGAAATGTGGAGGTTGTACAGCTGCCATTCATTGAACAGAATCCGCTTGAGGTCCCCCTCGAAACTCTTTTGGTATGCCACGACTTCAGGCCAGATCGTGACCGGTGAGTTTGTCGGAAAGTACTGACCATCGTCGTTGGTGGCAAGCAGGTTCCACTCCATCAACAGCTCGCACAACGCTTCCACCTTCTCGATGTTGCCCATCGAGCGCATGCGCCTGTAATCAATGATGTAGCACTTATCGTCAACGCGGCCAGCCAGGGTGAAGACAGTCCAGTCATTGCGCTCGCTCATCCCCGCCGAGAGGTCGATGCCGACGCCCACCATGTCGTAGGTCTCAGGCACCTCACCGCGCACGAACAGCTCGGGGCTCACACCCAGCTCGGTGGATCGCACCGGCTGGTTCAAGTACTGGTATGAGAAAGCAATGCGGTCGTCGTGCTGGAGCTTCAGCAGGTACTTCGTCGACCACATCTCAGGCCAGTAGGACTTGGGCCGGCCGTCCTCGTCGTAGCGCAGGGCCGACTGGACGACCGTTTTCCAGCCCTTCTTTTCGGTGAAGATGGTCGCGAACAGATCATCAAAATGGAACCGCGTGCCCAGGGCGATGGCGCGCGCGCCTTGGAACATCGTCGGCACAATCACGTTCGTCCAGTTCGTCTCCATCTCCCGGCGGATGTCGGGGTTCGCGATCGACGCCGCGCTTTTGATGGCGTCATCGACCACAATCAACGAGCTTCGCTTCGAGGTGATCGTGCCCTTCAGGCCAGCGCAGGCGATGGTGAACGCATCCTCACCGCGAACATCCACCTCGGCGAAGTCCCAGTCGATGCTCCACAACTCATCTGATGTCCTGGTTTTGGATAGACGGACACACGGGAAGATCTCCTGGTATTCCCTCGAGAGGATCAGGTTTTTGATCGCAGCGCTTTTATTGCGCGCAACGTCGACGTTGTAGGAGACGTACAGGATCCGCAGCAGCTTCTTCGCCAACGCGTGCCTGCCAATCAGCCACCCCAGCAGCAGGCCCAGCACCGTGCTCTTCGCGCTACCCCGCGGACTGAGCAGGCAGGTGTTGGGCCCTGCAATGTCCAGCAGGTGTTCGTTGCTCTGATTAGTGAGGAATGCTCGGTGCCATTCCTTCATGTGGCGAGCCGGTGGCTTGCCCATCAGTTCGCAGAAGTAGCCGAAGTTGTCCCTCGCCTTGAGGACATGAGGCGGGATCACCGGCTCTTCGACGACCACCTCCGGCTGCTTCTTAATGCTTTGAGCCGCCTTCAGCGCACTTCTCTTGCGCGCTAGAGCAATCGATGCGCCTGCCATGCCTCACAATCTACTTGTTTTTCACTATTCATGTAGACCACGCCGCGCGCTTTCGGCGATTTCTGTCTACTTCTCGTTTTCCAGTTGTGCCCACACAGACTCAAACGCCGAGTCCAACGCCGTCACCACTTCGTCGTTGTCCTTGAAGATTGCCCGCAGCTGACGCATGACTGCATCTGCCCCGGCCATGATTAGGCCCTTGCGGTCCGTGGTGCGAGTCATCTTGTCGATCTCCGTCAGGTGTCCTCGCAATTCCTTGGATAAATGCGCGATGCGACTGGCCGCAGCATCCGGCTTGACGAGATCTGCTTGGACCTGCTGCCTAAGGAAGTCGACGTCGGCCTCGAGCTTGCAGGCTTCAGCCAGGAGAAGTTCCCGCTTATTGAGCTTGCGGTAGTGCTTATTGATCCAGCGCTCTAGTGCTGTGAAGCTGTCGTCATATCCCAGCACGCTGGCGTAGAGCCAGATCTCGTAGACGGAGTAGGTGTTCTCGGCGTAATTAAGGAAACCTTCTCGGCGATCGTCATCAAGCGCCGCCAGAAACGTCGCAACTGGACAATCCCCGAGATTTGCCATCAGCCGTAGAACCGTGCACCCTGTGAACGTATCGCGCCTCGCGCATCTGCGCGCATCTTCCTTTCTTCGAGGCCCTTCTGCAAGAGCGTTTCTCGCTCTTGGCGGCCCTGCTCTTGGAAGCCCAGGCGCTGCTCCGATCCGGTTTCGCGGATCCCGGCACGCTGCTCTTCGCCTTGCTTGGTGAGCATGTCACGCTCAATTGCGCCCTCAACCCCCATGAGCTTCATTGTGTTGGCGGTCTTCAGGTTCTCTTGACCGCTTTGGAACTTACCGAGTGATCCAAGGTACGCATCGTTATAGGCAATCGCCAGACCTGTATTGGCCTGGGTTTTACCAATATCAAAGATGGAGCCAACCCCAAGACCTGCCAAGGTCTCGTTGCCGGGATACTTGTTGAGGACATCAGTGATCGTGCTGATGCCAGCCCCGACAAAGCTTCCCCCGGGTGTTGCCGGGGTGTAAGCGGCGCTACCAGTGGGCGTCGTGCGGGGCGCAGGTTGCTGGGTCGGCTGCGCTGCGGCCTGGCTTGGCCTGTTCTCTCGTGCGTATGCCTTGACCCGCTGGAATGCCTCTTTGGTCTTGACGTCTTTGGGCCTCATATCCAAAGACTTGGCCGCTGTCTTGTAGGCAGCGTTGCCTCTCACCTTGTTTGCGAAGGATGCCATGGTTAGCTACCAATCAACCGAAGAGTGAGGCTGCGGCAAGGCCCAGACTTCCGAGCAGTCCGGCGATGGTGCCAATGTTGGGACGGCGCGCTTCCGCCTGTGCGGCAAGGTTCCTGTCCTGGGCACGCTCCATGTATCCCAGCACCTTATCCATGCGGGCGGAGTCGCGCTCGTCTAGTGCTAGCTCCTGGCCCAGAACCGGATTCAGCAGTTGCAGTTTGGCTTGGTTTTGGGCGCCTAAGAGATCTTTTTCGTTCTGCGTGCGTGCAGCCTCACGTTGAATGCCCAGCTGCTCAAGGCGTTGCCTGATATCAAGCTGACTGGTTGTTCCGGGGCCGCCACCAAGCTCCAGGTCCATCAGGCCCTGCTTGCGCTTGGTTTCAAGAGCGAGATCATTCAACCCTTGAATTCTTTTCAGGAACTCTGCGCTACCTTCACCGGTTCTTGGCTTGAGTTCGTCCTGCAGCTGCTTCTGCAGCCGCAGGTCTTCAATCTGCCGCTGTTTAGCTTCCTGGCTGCCAGGGATCGGCTGCCCGGTGAATGCCTTGTACAGATTGTTGTAGGCGGCCGTGCCAGCCCCTTCCAGCAGATTTGGAGTGGACATCAATACTCCCGCGGGAGTTCTACTGATGTCATCCTAAGTAATTTGCTCAACCCAGGCCTTTGAGCGCTTCGGATACAAAGCTATTGCTCCTCAGCATGTTGGACGCGCGGCGGCGGCGTTCCGTCTGATTGAAATCACCTATGGCATTCATCAATGCCAGCGGATCTGCAACCTGAACACCGGCCTGCGCTGTCCCAGGGAGAGCGAACGCCAGCAGTTCGCCTGCCATCCGCAGCGCCCCACCTTTTCGATTGGAGGACCGGGTCAACGCGTTCTCGGCACTGACCGCGTCAAGATTGCGCTGCAGGCGCTCAATCGCTCCAATCTCCTGCAGGGCCGTGGATGCAAGCTGAGCCTGGAGTGCTGCCTTCTCGCCAGGGATCTTGCCAAGCGCTTGGGTGCCGATATTGCTCAGCACCGTCTCAAAGCCCGGAACCGGCATGACCGGCCGGAAGCTCGCCAGGTACGACTCAGCGACGGCCATCAGATGAGACCTCCAAGGATTGCGTTAGTCATCGCCAACTGCTGCTGAGCGCCTGACTGCTGTTGAGCGAGGAGTCCTTCAGCCATGGCGCGCTGCAGGAGTTGTTCGGCTGCGATGCCAGACAACATCTTTTGGCGCGCCTCCTCGTTGCGCAGTGCGACCTGCGCGGCTTGATCCTGAATCGGCATCAAGATCCGCGCGCGCTCGGCCTCTGCTTCTGCGGCGGCTCGGGCTTGCTTCTGGGCATTGCGAATGGCCCGATCTTCTGGAGAGCCTTCCGCAAGATCGGCGGCGAATGTCGCCAGACCTTTGCCGGCTCCGCCCCCTAGGGCGTTGCCGATCGCGGAGCCCACCAGAATCCCAATCGGGTTACCAGCTGTGAGCAGTCCGCCCAGGAATGCCCCACCTGCACCGCCACTCAGGCCGCCAACCGCACTACCTCCGGCTTGAGCGAGATTGCGGCCAGCGGACTCGGTTGGGTCGTTCAGTTCGCTCGCGGCTGAGAGCAAGGTCAGGATTGACCCAAGGCCAGCGACGCGGCCCATCCGGAGCTTGCCATCTTTAGCTAGGCCCAGAGTCTGCAGCGGGCGCTCAGCTGCCATGCGAGCGCGCCGACCAAAGGGCAGGCCATCTGAGACGACCTCCGTGGCAACCAGCGGAGCCGCGTCCGCCAGGGAGGGTCCTTCTGCCTTGTTCATAGTCGCAGCGCGGGTGGTTGTAGGGGCTCGACCGGTTGCGGCCGACGTCAGCAGGGGCGATGCCTGGAGCACAGCGGGCGCAGCCTCAAGACTCGGCGCCAGACGTTCTGCATCCAAGAAACGCTGAGCCCGCTCCACGATCGGAGTTGCTGGCGTTGCGGTGTACGGGATCCCCAGGCGACCAGTGCTTGCGGTGCCAGCAAAGGGAGAACTCCCCAGGGTTGCCATCGGCGCCTCGAGTGAGTCAGCTATGCGCTCAGCGTCGAGATAGTTCTGCGCGCGGCCAATGACTGGTGTGGCAGGTGTTGCCGCTTGGCGAATACCCAGCCTGCCGGTAGAACCAGTACCAAGGAATGGACTACTGCCAACAATTGCGGCAGGAGCCTCAAGAGCTTCCGTTGCGAGTCGCCGCGCTACAGCCTCATTGCGAGCGCCAACAAGCAGGTCTTCGTAGAGACGAGCCCGTCGCTCTGTTTCGGCGTCGATACCGCCACCTGTTTCAAAGCTCCAAGCGTTTTGCTGTCGCGCCGGAGGAGGCAGTAGGCCGCCGCCCTGCATGAACTCCTGCAGATTCACGATCAGACAACAACCACCTGGATACAGGTGATTCTAGGACTTCAGAATTTGATGTTCTTCTTGTCCCTTATGCAAACCACTTGGCACCTGCCGCCTTGCCGATGCCGCCACCGAAGCCGCCAGCAAATGCACCACCGACTTGCCCAAGTAGGCCTAGACCAAGCTTGAGTGGATCGTTCGCCGCGTCTGCCTGGATTTGAGCTGCTTCAATCTGCGCGTCGGCTAGATATTTCTGGGCCCGCAGCTGCGCCTGCGACGCCAGGGCATTACCAGCAAGTGCTGCACCGGTCTCGTACTTCTTGGCAGCCATCCCGCCCAGGGCGTCAGCGCCTTCCCTGGATGGCTGGAATCCACCAACGTAACCATCCAGGCCTGCAAAAGATCCGTATGCCATCGTCAGCTCAAGGCAGGAAGTGAGGATTGCTCCTCACCAGAATCCTCAACAGGTGCTTTCCCTTTGAGGGCTCGACGGATTGATTCTAAAGTCTGCCCTGCAATAGCCGTACCACCCATGCCGAGGCTGCTATACAGGATTGTCTGCAGAGCAACTTCACGCTCATTCTTCATTTGCTGGTCTTCATAGCGGTTATAGGCTTCTGCGATATCCGCTTCTTGGATACCGGAATCAGGGTTCTTTGACTCACGCTTGAGGTCTACCCACTCATCCCTGAGATCAGCCGCTCGATTCAGATCGCCTCGATCGGCCAGACGGGCTCCAGCCTTGCGTGCGCCAAAGCGCCCACCAATCACCGCAGCCACCGCAGGCAGAACCCCTGTCGCGATGGGAATGCTCTTACCTAAGAACGTCACCTCAGGGCCGTGGATTCCTTCAGTCGTGGCCTTCAGCGGCATCGCGTTCCCGAAGAGGTACGACTTGTAGGCGTCGTATTCGCCCTTGGAAACATCAGGACGCTCCTTGACGAATTCGTCATAGGGGAGCAGGGCTCCGGTTCTGCCGAGGAAGTAACGCGATCCCAACTCAGCCAGGGGATCAGCAGTTTGCGTGGGGTCAGCCTCACTCGGCACCGCTGCCTTGTAGCCCGGCTGCCGGTACGCATTTCCAACTGCAAGCGATATGCCGACCAACGCCGGCAGGGTCGTCGCCATCCGTACCGTCCGATTCTTGATCAGCGGTGCCTGGCGCCCCGGTGCCTGGAAGTCCTGGGCCGCGTTCTGGGTCCCCTGCAGCATCGCGAGCTGCGTCAGAGCCTGCGGGGCATTCAGGAACCACCAGATATTACGGAGTCCATCGGACGCAAGATCCGCCACTCCGACACCAGCGGCCTGCGTCGCGGCAGCGCGGAAGCTGTCACCTGTCGGCACGTCACCGCCGGGCACAGGAAATTTGCCGACGCGAACCGTGTTACGCCTGACCTCGGCATCGCCCTCCATGTCGAGCGCCGGATCGCCGTCTCGATAGGCGTCGAGTTGGCGAACCTCTTGCTCGCCGAAGCCGCCGAGGGGGATCCTGCCAATGGCCTCTTTAACTTTTCCCGCTCGCTCTGGAAGCAGATCTGTCAGTGCTTTGCCAGCTTTTGTCTGGGCGATGTTTTCCGGTAATCGCTGGCGGGCGTAGTTCAGCAGCTGCGACCCCTGGAGCATTTGCTCGACGGGGGTGCCTTCGTACTCGTCTCCGAGGCGGCGGCGAATCAGCGCCTGCGCTGCACCAGGCAGGGCAACTGCGGATCGCTCGAAGCCGTACAGCAGTTCGTCACGAGAGAACTCAGCCATCAGCTCAGCAATGCTCCGCCTCCGGTCAGCAGGGAGCTCAGCAGTGCTTCTTGCATCAGCCTCTCCTCTTCTTGGGCCACAAGCTGCTCTTGCTCGCGCTTGCTCTGGCCTTCCATAGCTCGCTCATAGACGCCCGATGCAATGGGGCGAGGCGCGAACATCGGCAGCGGCGCCGCCAGGATGTCGCCAGCGGTCATAGCCTGCGACAGTTTCTGCGCGCGTTCTGCGCTCTTGCCCGCATACTTAGCGGCCGGGTAGAGAGCCTCCCCGACGGCCCTACCTGCGCCGCTACCAAGAAACGAGCTGCCGGCACCGATCAACATGTCTTCGGCAGCCAGCGCGATGCGGTCACTGAGAGGAGTTCCCTCCGGAGCCATGCCGGCGCTAATCAACGCGAAACCAGCCTCAGGCCCCAGGCGCAGAGCCCACTCTCCTTTACTTTGCGGAAGGATGTCTCGCAATAGCGCCCCAAGATTCTTGAGGCCCATGGCCATACGTGGGCCAGCCATTACGCCATTCCTCCGTTGTCAGGTGCTGCGGGGCCAAAGGGGCCGTTCGCCCAGAAGCCGGTCCAGTCCTTGAAGTAACCCTTCATGTTGGGGTCTTTGGTGCTGACCCCGAATTCACCAACCATGCCGATGTTGTCTGCGAGCTGCTTACCCGCAAAACGAATCGGTGTGCCGGCCTCATATCCAAAGGTGACCGGAGCCTCGGCTCGAGTGAGCTTGTTATCCACTCCCTGACCCAAGGCAGTGGCAACATCTTTGCCGTCGTACCTGAACGCCACGGGGCAGTCGTCCCAATGCGATTCAGTCTAACGAAGCTATTTACTGATCACATTCTTGTAGAAGTTGGCTTTTCGCACCATCTTCTCTGAATGCTGATCAGGGTTGGCCAGGACTTTCTCGGCGAACTCTTTACGGCCCTCCGGGCTGTCGGCATGTCCAGCCTTGGTAGCCGCAGTTGTAAACGTGCCGCCGGTTCCACCCTTGCTCGCTGGCTTGCTCATCTTTTGGAAGGCCTGCGCTAATCCGCGGGCCTTCTCTCTTTTCGCGCTGTTCATCGACCAGTCATGCGGCCCAGCCTGCGCTTCAGTAGCTCATCCGCCATCGCAGTCGGTGCGCTCTTAGGGCTGGCGGGCGCGTTCAGCAGGGATTCCTGGACAGTATTAGTCGATGCCAGTACAGGCGCGGTTGACGCTTTCTCCTCGAGAGCCCGCTGCTTCTGTTGCGCTTCCATGTATTGGGCCACGTCATCGATATAAGAAGCCGTATACCCGCCTGCGCGGGCGGCTCGATCAGAGCGCCCGAATAGAGCGTCCGCCATGCCGCGTTGCAGCGTATTGAGCTGCAGCTCGCCCTGCCGGGTGCCGCCACCCGCCCCCTCGGGTGCTTGCTGCGTGAAGAATCGGTTGAACAGTTCTGCCGGCACATATTGCACGACTTGTTCGGGATTGCGCGTGCCAACCTGCGGGGCGCGCTCTGCCATATACCTAGCCAGATCACGCGTTACGGGGTCTAAGGCGTTGGCCGGGAAGCGCACATCGCCTTCCAGCCCGGGGATAATGGGCTGGCTGGCCCGCGCTCGACGGGTCGCAGCGCTCACCTGAGGCTTCGGTTCCACTGCGCGAGCTTCCACTCGAGGCTCGCCGCTGCCGACGCCGCGTTTGACCAGATCAGAGATCGCCTTTTCGTACGTCTGCCGTGCGTTATCAGTAGTGGGACGTGTCCGCCCCCTTAGCTCACTCGCTCGCTGCTTGGCTGCCTCCAGGATGCGGGCCGCTCCTGCTTGCCCAGTGACTGCTACCAAAGGCTCAGCGGCGGCGGCGGTCAGTACACCGCGACGAACATCTGTGTCAGAGGGAGGCGCACCCGCCAATTGCTCAAGAACGTCAACGACGCCCAGCAGGGGGTTGGCCGCACTCGTATTGATTGGGAAGCCTGCTTCGCTTAGGAGCCTCCGCTGGTAGTCAGCGACGACGGGGTCCGTGCTGCGGAGGTTCATCAGCGACCCCCACTTCGCTTCGCCGGGCATTGGACTTGCAGCGGCGGGGGCGTAGCGATTCCCGGTCGATCGCTCCTCGATGACACCAGGGTCGCCGTATGCCTGGCCGGGTGCTCCGTACGCTTCCAGTGCAACGGCGTCGATCAAATCGTCCAGCGCGGCATAGAACTCGGGCGTTCGTTTCTGTCCGCTTCCAATGCGTACGTCAGCAACTCTCGGTTCGCCCGGCTCGGCGGGCTCCTGGAAGTAGTCGGCAATGGGCGCGGGCTTCCCGTCAGGGCGGCGCTTGGATCCCAGCGCGAAAACTTCGCGCCCTGGCTGGTTGACGAGGACATCGCTGTAACCACGACCGCCGCCAGCGAGCATGTCTTCCGTGAAGACACCGATCGGGGTCCGATATTTCAGCGAAAGGGCGTTGACAGCTTCCGCGAAGGTCGGGTTGCGGTACGAAGCCCCTGCATCCATGCCGAATGAGGGGTCGTCCTTCGGGCGCAGGCCGTAGCGTTCTTGCCCAACATCAGGTACCGGGACATTGAGTGACTCCTGGTCGTACCCGCCTGAGACATCCTTCTCGATTGGGTTCTGCACGAGGTCCAGACCCAGTCGTGAGACCACTGCATCCGACACCTCGCCGTACGGGTTCACATACAGAACCTGTGCATCCCGCAGCGATGGCGCAAATTTGTCGCCGTTGTAGTACTGGGCGGCCTGCATCACAGGGCCACTGACATCCGAGTAGGGACCGGCCGCTTTCCCAGAGCTCCAGACCTGCTGGTTCTTGGGCGCGATCACGAACGGCAGGAGGATGTCGTCCGCCTTGAACTCCATCCCTTGCGACAGGACGCTGCCAGGGGTTCTCAGGACAGCTGCTTCTTCGTTGCCTCGCTTTTCTTTGCGGAATGAGTTGCGACGACCGCCAACCGTACGGCCAAGACCCAGCGCATTTGCCGCCAAACCGGTCTCTTCTGCGTTGAGTTGCTCGATTTGGCCCTGAACTCGGGCCAGCAGCGCCAATTTCGCCTTGCTTTCGGGGTCCAGCGCGTCGATTTGGGCTTCGATCGGCAGCGAGGGGTCGATCAAACCCTGATTCGCGGCCTTTAGGACGACATCGAGCCCCTGATCACGGCCGATTTCGCCCAATTGAGCGACTTTCGCGCTGAGTTCGGCGGGGATTTGCCCCTGTACTGCGCCGGATGCCGCTGCCAACCGCACTGCATCGGACAGCTCGAGGGCCTCGCCGCCCGGCATCGTCATGTATTCACGGGCCAGCAGGGCGGTGTTCCGGTCAACCGGAGCACCCACCGCCTGCGACATGCCGGCAACCAGGCCATCGACGCCTGCATCAAGAAGCTGTTGGCGCGCAATCTCGTCTTGGACCGCGATTTGCTGTGCAGCGCGGTCCATCTGAGAACCAGCCCGGGTGCCGCCGCGTCCGTACTCCTTCAGCGAGCCGCTGTCCAGCAGGATGCCGCGAATCTCCTCCGGCGAGTAGCGAGCTTCCGGCGGGGGGAGCCCGGGTACATTTTGTGGTTGCGGAGTTGCATCACTATATATACCTAACTTGCGACGTTTTTCGTATTCCTCTGGCCGAAATTTCCGCAGATATTCCTCTTCGCTGATTTGCCGCGGAGCCATCGCGTAAACCCGTTCACGCATTACGTCAGACAAGTCTATCGAGACTCACGCTGCGCACCCGCGCGGGGGGTCACTCTGTGTGTCGTGTAAAACGCCAAAATTTCACACGAGGAAGCGCAGAGCTAATGCAAGGCCGCTCCCCTGAAAAGCTCAAAATTTTTATTGCGCCGCGCGGTAGACATCAAACACCCCCGCCAGGTTGGGATTGCTGTCAAACAAAAAAAAGAAGTAGAGAGCGCGCCGCGCCACGTGTGCTGATGTCAGCAGACGCCAACGCGCGCAAGGCAGTGGTACAGCAACGGTACACATCAACAATCCACGCGGACACTTTTGCACACAAATGCACGCGACGCTGTTGCTTCACCACGCGCAACACTCTTAAGCTTTCACTCGCTACTGCACATCAACGCGCTAGCTATAACCCAGCACGCGTACATAACACTGCACGCACACGCGCGTAACTAGGCGGCTCGCATCCGCTCATACCCCCGTTCACTCGTGACGCGGTGGGGCCAAATCCACTGCCCACCGGGGTTCTAGGGAGCGGGGTGCTCTTTTCGTTTCTCTATTCTATCGCGTCTTGTTGTTGTCTTTTGCTGCGATTGCACGCTTTGTTGTGCATCCAGCACATTGCTACCAACGCAAGTCTCCTCTCACTGGAGAGTTGCTTCTGTTGCCCTATTCCGCTCCGCTCTGCTCCCTTCTGCTCTCTTGCGCTCCGGCTCGCTCCGCCCCGGCTGCGCTGTTAAATCGCGCCAAGGGTACACGCCGTGCGCGTTAAACACTCGGGTTCGTGTTCGTGAACTCTCTCAGCAGTGCATACGCGCTGCCTGACTTCGATGACCACCACCACCAAGACCCGCTACTTCGCGGTTGCCATCACCTCCGCCGGTGAATTCATCCCCTTCGGCCCGGGCTTCCCCTCCGAGGACGACGCCTGGCGCTGGCTGCACTACGACGCAGCGCTCTTCCCCGAGCACAAATCGATCGATGTCTTTCCGATCGCCTGACCACTTGCCCTCACTCGCATCCGCGGGTGGGGGCTTTTTGCGTGAACTCTCTCAGCAGTGCATGCGCGCTGCCTGACTTCGATGCGCAATCCCTTCCTCGCCATCGCCGCCGGTACCTCCATCGGCTTTCTCCTGGTCGGCGTCTTCCATGCCGGCGTTGCCCGGCTTGATCGCGCCACCCGTGATCAATGCGCCACCCAAGACTGGCCGGCTCACAAGCACGCAGCTCACTCCGAGTTCTGCCGCACCTACATGGTCAAGGCTTTCTGATTCCCTGCCCTCACTCCGTTTGCTCGGGGTGGGGGCTTTTTCATCGCCCTCTCTCAGCAGTGCATGCGCGCTGCTTGCTTCGATGAACACCTACGGCTGGATCGGCTACATCCTTGGCTCGGTCGGCGGACTCGCTCTCGGCTGCCTCCTCTACGGCGGCATCGGCTATCTCCTCTTCGGCACAGGCGGGCTCATAGGCGGCTGCGGCGCAGCAGTCGGCTTTGCCCTCTACGGCCTGGGCCACATCAACCCCTTCAGGACCCCGGAACTTTTCCGCTAGCACCCCTCCAAATTCCGCCTCCTGCCCTCGCTCGTTTTCACGGGTGGGGGCTTTTTTATTGCCCTCTTTCAGCAGTGCATCCGCGCTGACTGACTGACGGCATGTGGTTCTTTCGCCCCGGGGCACCCGGGTTACCACCATGACGGAAGGCAAGCTCTACCGTCTCAGCCAGCAACTCCGCCTCCTGGCACGCGCTGGCGTCACCCTCACCGAGGACGGCCGCAAGCTGCACGGCGAGATCTCTCAGGAGATCGAAGTCGCGCGCGCTCACCTCGAGGCCATGATCGATCAGGTCATGGACGGCCACCCCCTCGGCGATCTCCAGCGCCGGCACATCGCCTGGTGCCAGCAGATTGCTGAGCTCAACCGCCCAGCAATACATCAGCTCGAGCTGGAGGTTTGCCCCTTCTGAGCTCGAGCGCGCTTCACTTGCCCTCACTCGCTGTTGCGGGTGGGGGCTTTTTTATTGCCTCTCTTCAGCAGTGCATTGGCGCTGCCTGATTCGAGGCGTGGTTCTTTCGCCCCGGCACCGCCGGGAACACCACATGGCTACCGCCACCAAGGCCGACCTCGAAGCTCGCATCTCCGAGCTCGAAACCCAACTCGCTGCCTCCAGCGGAGATCCCAAAGCGGCTGGCATGGTCCGACTCGTCGGCATGCTCAAAGCCGTGAAGGACATCTCCCGTCCGGACGGCGGCAAGCTCACGGTCTCGGCCATCCTCACCAACTCCACTCGCGACAACCGCGGTGGCAAGGAGGTGAACGTCGATCTGCCCATCGACTCGATCATCGCCACCGACAACGGTGTGCCCATCGCCAGCGAGATCCTCTCGATTGCGAACAACACCGAATGGGCCAGGGTCGCCATCAGCGGCTACTGGACCGTCTACGGCGAGATCACCCGCAACGACCGCGGCTACCCCGTCGCCTACCGCAGACAACTCCGCGCTCAGCGCATCGAGGTCCTCAACTCGGCCCCCGTCGGGCCTGAGTTCGCCCAACCCGAGGCACCCTTCTCGGCTGAACCCACCGGCGAGGAAGTTCCCTTCTGAGCTCGGACGCTTCAGCCCCTCTCGCCCCACTCGCCTTTGCGGGTGGGGCTTTTCTTTTGCGCAACACGCTCATCTGTCATGACCCTCCAGATCACGCTCACCCCAGCAGAAGCCATCGCCCTGCGCGACGCTCTTGCGCTCTCCAGCAGGGCAGCGGACTACGACTTCACCCTGGATCCACTCTGGAGCCAGGTCGGTGATTACATCTATGACCAATGCCAGCAGGGGCTCCTGCCTGGCGACGTCTTCTAAGTACCTAACCATTTACCTCGCTCGGTCTCCCGTGCGGGGTTTTTTAGTGCGCCTCTGCAGCCGTGCATGGGGCGCACCTTCCTTCGTTCTTTCGCACCTGCCATGCGCAACACCCTGATCACCATCGCGGCCTGGACCGCAGCAATAGCCATCACCCTCTGGCAACGCCTCCTCTGGCCCGGCCTCAGGAACTTCCTTCCTGGCATCGAGGATCTCTTCTCGCCTGTACGGACAGAAGCCGTACAAATCGAGCCCCTGGTCCTCGAGCCCGCACCCGCCACTCCGCTCGAGACTGTCGTCATCGAACGCAGCAAACCGGCTCGCCCGCAGCGCGTCACCCGCCATAAGCCCGCCGCTGCTGGCTTTGCCTCCTAATCCTTCTCTTACTGCAATCCATTCTCAATAAGCACATGGTTCTCACTCAGTACTGCCCCGATCGCCGCGTTCGCCTCTCGGTGCGCGGCACTCCCGATCAGCTGGAGCCCATCGGCCTCATCCTCGAGCAGCTCTTCCCCGGCGAAGTCATCGTCACCTCCGACGAAGACGACGACGCAGAGCTCAGCGACGAGCAGATCGAGGTCCTGGAGGCCATCTACGAGCGCACCCTCGAGGAGCGCTACGCCTGGCCTGCTCCCACCTGCTGATCCCAAGCCCTGTCTGGCATCTGCCGGCAGGGCTCTCTCTTTTGCACGCCCAGTGCATCACCCCATGCAAACCCGCATCTTCCGCGTCCACTCCGACCCAGGCCACGCTTGGGTCAAAGTCCCCAAAACCTTCCTCGCCAGAATCATTGGCGAGCACTGGCGCTCAGTCTTCACTCCGTTCTCCTACGAACGCGGCGAGTACGTCTACCTCGAAGAAGACGAAGACGCCTCTCGCTTCGTGCATTGGTGCCGCACCAATTCCATCGAGCCCGTCTTCAAGGGCGCCAGCACGGGCGCAGCAACTAGATACTCCCGCATCCGCAACTACAAGCCCCTATCGCCTCTCTGACCCATGACCCATCGCATCACCATCGAATACGAGGTCACCACCTCATTCCAGCTCACAGTCGAGCGCGACGAGATCCCCAAAGATCACGCGCTACTACTCGAGTCCGTTACCAGGGACGAGCTAGCCAGCCCCTGGATCGCAGTAGCTGAGATCGAGTGGGGACACATCAAGGAAGCCTGGCGCTCAGCAACACCTGACAACACCTGGGCCTACGACGAAAACAACGACCCCATCTACCCCTGCCCTGAACACTTCTAACCATGGCCAATAACTACGAAATAGGCGCCACTCGCGTCCCGGCCGACTGCTTCGCTCCGGGCGGAGTCGAGGCGGCCGTCCTGATCAACGGCGAACTCCAAGATATCCTCGACCAGGAGGATCGTCCAGCCGAGTTCGACGACTTCTACGCTGGCTGCCTCGATCTCGAGATGGGCGGCGACGGCTCGCTTTACATCTCAAGCGGCGATGAGTACTTCTGCTCGCTCAGCTTCGAGTACGTGATCGAGAAGCTCGCCGAACGCAAGCTCATCCTTAAGAGCTTTGGCCTGTCAGTCGCTTACTACTGCAGCAAGCTCAGACCCGACGAACACGGCGGCGTCTACTACCGAGCCATGCCCAGCGGCGAGGTGCTCTGCATCAGCACTCAGCTCGATGACCTAACCGACGAACAACTGCAATCCCTTTGCGACCTTCGCTCACACCCTGGACGTACGTGAACTATGACCAACACCAACTGCCTGCGTGGCATTCAGTGCCCCGACTGCAAATCCGATAGCCCCTTCGTAGTCACCGTCGAGACCAACGTCATCATGCACGACGACGGCTGGATCGAAACCACAGGTGACAACGACTCCTGGGGCGATTGGTCCTTCATCCGCTGTGACGCCTGCGATCACCACGGCATCGTCTCTGAATTCCGCTCTAGCAATCAATGACCTTCAACGTCACCGCAGTTGAAGCTACGCAAACCCTTATCTACTCGCCCGATTCCTACCTCGAATACTGCGCTGAGTACGACACCGAGCCCACCGAGCCAGGCTTTCTCGCCTTCATCGAAGCCGACGTCAACGACGATTTTGGCGGCTTCGAGGGCGAGCTCGTCATTCACCGTCAACCTGCCTAACTCATGAACACCTCCAACCTCCACCCCCTCGCAGTCCTGGGCCCAGCCGACCACGCCAGTGGATCTCTGGCTGGTTACTGCCGCACAAACTACGCCACCTTGATCGCCCTTCTCGGCGAACCGCATGAGCGCGACATCGACGGCAAAGTCAATGTCGAATGGGCCTTCCGCTGCAAGGACGGCACCACATTCCATATCTATGACTGGAAAGAGCCGTCCATCCCACGCGAGGACTACTGGTGGCATATCGGCGGCAACAACGCCCAGGCACTCAAAGCCTTCTCTCGCCACACCGGACTCCCTGTTAGCCGCGACACCTCCCTCCTATGACCACGACCCACGTCGACGACAAGCCCCTCGAGCGCCGCTTCATTGTCGGCACCCTGGCCCTCGACTCCAACCTCGACCTAGCAGCAGAAGCCCGCGTCCTGCTTGCAGTCGAGGATTCAGTCAGCGACTGCGCCAAGCTCACCGCCGACTTCCGGCGCATGATGGGCCCAGTTATCGACTAGGCGCCGAACGCTACTTCCGGCTGGTAACCACCGCTAGCCGTGAAGTGCGGCTCACTATTCTCTGGTGCCATCGGATTGCTCGGCCATAGAGGGCCAACAGCGTTCGAGAGCCGCAATCCGTTCAACGAACCATTGCTCAATCCACGCTGTATGTCCATCGATCCCAACCCAAGCCGGGCACCGGCAAGCATCGGAAAGTCGTTATCCATGGCTTTTCAGCTTGCAAAGGCGAACGGCTTCATCAGCCATCAAGTAATACGACGTCCGGGTCTTACCAGCAGCTTCTAAAGCCGCCTTGACCCGGACCCACACAGCACACTCCCAGCGCTGCGGATCTTCCACGTCAAGCGAGAGGCTGTTCGCGCTCTTGCTCGGACTGCTGACCTTGCTGCAGGTATTCCATCAGGGCCATCAGGCCTTGACCTGCTGCAGTGAGGCCGGCAGTAGCGCCACCAGCGGCAGCACCGTAAAACGCGACTTGGCCAGCACGATCCGCAGTGCTTTCACCGGACAGCATGCGCTGCAGGTTGTACAGCGGATTGCGGGCAGCCTCGCGATCAGCCGTCGCCTGGAGCATCGCACCGCTATTCGGTGCAAACACTTCCTGCGACACGGCGCCTCGTTCACCTCGCAGCACTCGCTCGAGGTCGCTGAGCCCGCCTTCTGATACACCGAAGCGCTCGCCAACACGCTTGGCTGCGCTAGCAGGGCTGGACTGAATCTGACTCTTCAGGTCGTCCATGACGGCCTGGCGGCGAGCAGCCAATTGGCCCTCAGCCTGCTGGGCCATGTAGCCCCGGATTCGCTCATCCAGGTTGCGCACACCGCTAAACATCGCGGAACGATTCGTACTGCGTTGTTTGCATTCTACTTGCTTGTTTTTGCCCTCTTACAGCAGTGCATGTAAGGGGCTTGCTTCGTTTCGCACTTTCGCAATCCACCATGGAACTCAACCTCGGCCCTATCTCCGCTCGCCTCTACTCCGGCAGCAACTGGACCCACGCCGAACTGGCTTGGGTCTCTAACCGCAACGGCGGCATGGCTCGCCGGGAGACGGCAATCAACGCCGGCTTCAAGTCCGATCACATCACCGATATGGTCGGCCGCGATAACCCTGCCGACACCTTCGAGGATCCGGCAACCGGCACCCTCTACTTCGGCAAGATCGTTTCCTCGCCCACCGGCGTCTATGCGATCTCGGCCAAGGAGGTCTACACCAAGACCCTCTACACCAAGGCGGTGAAGCACGGCCTGGCCGCTGCTGAAACCGCAACCGAGGCCGTCGCTGCCGCACCTGCCGCGGAACTCCAGCAGATCACGGTCGCCTGACCTAGTCGCCCCGGTGTGCATTCCGCACGCCGGGGCTTCCCTTTCTGGAATTTCCGGCCACAATGCGCAAGCCACGGCACTCAGCATGCCAGATGCCATTGATCAAAGCCTGCTTCCGCTGGTTCGCCTCCGCGATGCGACTGCAGAGCTGCTTTCAGAAGCCCAGCGCGCCCTCAAGGCTGGCTGCGCCTCCCAAGACCGTCGCTCTGTCCAGACGATCAAGCGGCAACTGGCGTCCTTTGACCGCCAACTCAAACGCTCTCGGCAAGCGCTATCTGCTGCGACGCGCCGCGACTAATCACCACTTCTCCATCTACGTCTATGACACCCGCACCACGCTCTGCTGGCGCTGCGACTTCAGCAGCCAGCTCGAGCGCAACACCTACGTCAACAACCTCCGCTCCGGCGAACCATCCTCCTGGCCGGCCGCGATCGTCCTCCAGTCCTACTGCCAAGCCCACTCCGAGCATGAGCTCTACTGACCCAAGAGCTCAGGGCGCAGAGTCTCTCTACGCCCTTGGCATCCAGACCCAATACATCGACGGCGAGCTCGCCTTAGCTGCCGAATTGCTCGGCTCCGACGATCCCGAGCAAGAGGAGACCGCCATCCGGTTGGTCGAGCAGTACCTCGAAGCTCAAGCCCACACCGCTGCTCTGCTCGAGTCCAAGGCTGACAACATCTGCCGCTACATCGACCACCTGCAAGCGGTCGCCAAGTTCCGCAAGGAGCAGTCGATCCGCCTGGCAGAACTAGCGGCGGCAGATGAGAAGCGTGCCCAGTCGCTCACCGACTACATGCTCAAGGTGCTGACCGCCTTGCGCCCCGAGGCCCGCAACTTCTCCCTGCCGACCCATGAACTGCGCTCCCGGCGCAGTGAAGCCGTCGAGATCGAAGACGAAGACCTCATCCCTGACGACCTCTTCAAATCCAAGACCACCCGCACGCCCGACAAGACCGCTATCAAGGCCGCACTCAAAGGCGGCCAGGAGATTGTCGGCGCTCGCCTTGTTCAACGCACCAACTGGTCCATCAAATGACACCCATCCCATCGATCGCCCTGGCCGACTTCCAGACCTTCTACGCCTACCGGGGCCGCACCGTTGATGCCATGCGCAAGCACGGCGGCGGCTTTGTCTCCGGCCTAGCCACTGCACTCAGCAGGGCTGACGGCAATAACGCCCGCAAGATCTACGACACCTGGCCGGAGATCGTTCGCGATTTCGGCCCCGGCTCTCACTTCTTTGAAGTCACGCCCCAGTGACTCCCGCTTCTTCCTTTCGCAACCACCACCAATGGCCGTCCGTATCGCAACCTCAGACCCTAAGCCCAGCGTCAAGCCGGACCATCACGGCTACTACTACTTCTACTTCAACAAGAAGCTTCCAAGCGGTGGCGAGTGCGCCGCACTCATCCCTGAATCCATCCGCGACATCGTCAAGAAGGGCTTCACCTTCGATGACAGCTGCCTCACGTACAACACGGAACTCAAGGCTTCTGTTCTCCAACTTGACTTTGACGAGCAGGAACTGGCGGATCCTGCGCTCCCTCCTCGAGAGGAAGGCTGGTCCGATCCTGACCATCTCGCTGCCTTCGAAGCCGCCGACCCGCACGTCATGACGGCCGTCGCCCAGCGCACTGCGGTCATCCCTAATCGCGGTGTTCGCCCGGCCACTGTTCGCAAGCGCAACGCTGAGGCGCGCGCCGCAGAGCACAACCTCGACATCGATCTACTGATGCTGATCGAGCAGGCTTCCCGAGCCTTCAATCTCACCTGCAAGCTCATCGGCACGGCAGAAAAGCCACGTCCAATGGAAGCACAGAAGATCGTCGTCACCTGCATGATTCCCTGGCTCAAGGAACGCGGCGTCACCCTCAGCGATCTCGACGAGAAGGCCATGAATTACTCATGAGCAATCCCCTCTTCCGCAAAGATCCCTGCCTCAAGTACGCCATCGACCTGGGGTTCTCGATTACTCCAGGTCGCAAGCACTGGCACGCCCGTCACCCCGGTGGCGGGTACACGATCGTTCCCTTCGGCCGCAAGCGATCTCCTCGTTCTGAACGCAACATCCTCGCCTCAATCCGGCGCGCTGCTCATGACCACGCAATCCAAATCCCTACGCCTAGCAACTGATCTCGCTGAGCACCCTTACGCCTGGCCTGGCGGCTACCCCCGTTTCGCCGTCGCCGATGACGGCCAGGCCATCTGCCCTGCTTGCTGCAGAGACGAGCGGGAGTCGATTGCCACCACCTGCGGATACGACGGCTGGTGCGTCATTGCCCTCGACGTCAACTGGGAAGACCCTGAACTTCTCTGCAGCGTCTGCAGTCGCCCTATCGAAACCGCTTACTCCTGATCCCACCATGAATTACCTCGGCCAATTCCCTGTGAAAGTGAACCAACACTTCTCCGCTTCCCCAGAAGAACTTAATGCGCTGGTCAATGCCTGCGCTTTCTTCTATGAATACTTCTCGGGCGACGACATCTGTATGAGCGACTGGAAGGATGTAGCCCGCGATGAGCACCTCGAGCGCTACAAGCAACTCGCTAGCAAGTTCGCTCAGGTCTGATATGAACCTTTCTGGACAAGTAGCCTCTCCAGTCCCCGGAGTTGCGCTCGCCACCGTGCTCACGGTCTCCACTAAGCACATGCCCGATGTAGATCAAGACCTTTCGCCATGGAGCTTTGGATCTCTGCCAGACCACGGAATGGAATGGTTTTACGCCTACGAAGAAGACCCTTCCTGTGGCAATCAATCCATTCCTGAATGGCTTCATCACATCTGTACAACAGCTCGAGAGAAATACAACGCCAATTGGGTTCTCTTAGATCCCGCTGGCGATGTACTCGACGACTTCCCTGTCTACGACCACTGACCCTGTTCTCTAGCCTCATGCTCTACTCCGCAAAATCCGGCAACAGCAAGGCCGAGGTCTGGCTCAAGCTCACCGCAAGACCGCACTCCATCCGTGGAGCGAGTCGCTTCCGCGGTGTGCAACGCGCTAACTCCAACCCACGCCTGCCATGGCGCGCCGCCTTGCGCTTTAACGGCCGGACTTTTGACGGCGGCTCTTACGCCACAGAAGAAGAAGCCGCACTGGCATGGAACCAGCTCGCGCTTCGCATTGTCGGACCAGAAGCTCAGCCGCGCCTGAATCAAATCCCTGATACCCACGCTGCCTGAATCCAATCCCCATGCTCAAACGCTCCATCCTCACTGCCGCACTTCTCGCTCAGCCCGCCATCGCCCATCACACCGGCCGGCATGTCACGGCCACCGTTTATCACCCCTGGTACTCAGGACGCATCACCTATTGCGGCCAGACCTACCAGCATTGGGGCATTAGCGCTGCCCATCCCTGGCTGCCCTGTGGCACCAAGGTCAACGTCAGCCATCGCGGACGACAGCTGACTGTCCCGATCACCGATCGCTGTGACTGCAACTCGATCGACCTCTCGGCCGGCGCAGCTCATCGCCTTGGTGTTCCCCTCGACGGCATTGCCACTGTCGCCATTAACTACTGATTCGCTATGGCCAACAAAGACAAAGTCTCATTCGATGTCCGCGGGGGCGGTAAGCCAATACCCCTCAAGCGCATTAGGACCGGCAAGCCTCTTGGCACTCTGTCGATCCTTAAGCAACTCCAAGCAGTCCACCCAGTCGCTAAAGATGACTGACGCCTCCTTTAACCTCGCTCAACTCGAGCGAAGACCTAACTGGTACGACCACCTCGGCAAAGTGGAAGCCGCCATCCGAGAAGAGGACCGTATCAACACCATCCGCTGGCAGGCCGGCTGGACTGCTGATGAAGGCGGGTGGTATGCGCCCTGCGGGACCTCTGAATCTGACTGGGAACTCGAGGGCTATCCACTGCCCGAGGATCCCAGGTTCCCAGCTTGGGCCTCTGCCTTCTATCACTACGAACAGCTCGATCAGTCCTCATGAATAATCACCAGGCCAACATCACCGCCAGCATCCCTCAGTACGACCTACTGGACATCTGCTGCGCTGCTCATGCCGCAGTAGAACATGAGAAGCTCGCCGATAAAGATCACGCCTTCAAGCACGTGCTCAATCGCGTCTTCGGCTACATGACCCCAGAAGCCAAGGCGGAATTCAACGCCTGGGTCGACCGCAAGGGCTGGCGCGCTAAAGAAACCATCATCCTGCCTTGAGATGATCCAGACCCCGATGAACCTCCAGCAAATCACCGCTGCCGTTGATGCCGGCCGCACCGTCCACTGGCAGAACGGCAGCTACATCGTTCGCAAAGGGCCCAGCCATCCCGACAATCCTGGCAATGGCTGTAACCCCGCCCTGCGCTACACCATCGACCACGCCGGCGGGAGCTCCATCGGCCTCACCTGGCGCGATGGCGTCACCCTCAACGGCAAGGAGTGCGACTTCTACGCGCTCGACTAGCAGCCACGCAGGATGCTCTTCAGCATCCAGCTGGTCTTGAAGGCTGAGCCCACCAGCTCAGCCATCGTGTTCTGCACATCGGGCGCTCCCACCGCAGCGGCTACCTGCTCAATCTCCTTGGCCAGGTAGCCCATGCTTTCGATGTTCACGTAGTACGCCAGCAACATCGAGCGACCGTCGTAGTTCTCGACGTTCTGGAACGGCGGCATGGCTTCCTTCAGGCCACACGCACACATCGGCATGAAGTGATCCAGGCTTCTGACCTCCTCAGCCACGGTGTCGAACTGCTTGAGATGTTCCTTATAGCGCTCCTTCAGGAACGCATGCACCTCAAGGAAGTTCGCACCTTCATAGTTCAGGTGGATTAAGTGGCTCTGCGTTTGCAGCTCCTTCAGCAGTGAGGCCAGCATTACTAAATGCTTGACCAGCTGAGCTACGCCACCGTCGTCGCACGTATCCATCTCGCCCTGAGGGACCTCCATCAGGAGCGCCTGTTCGTGCTGCACGAATCCATCCACTAGCCGTCTACACAGTCTATTGCGCCCCTGCCTGATCCTCAGGTGGGGGCATTTTTGTGCACTCATTCAGCGGTGCATTGCAGTTACCTGACTTCGTATGAGTTCTCTTGCCCCAACTGAAGATGCCTTCTTGCTTGATGACTGCGACGATCCCGTTGCCGCCGCAATCACCAAGCGCCCGCCCGAGCCGAAGTTCTTTCGCTTCGGGATCAACCAGGTCGGCCAGCTCTATGAGTACGGCGAGTCACACGCCCAACCCAAGCGCGTCCTCGATGGCACCGGCGATGGCCTGACCTTCCTCGGTGTCCATGACATCCGCGCCTGTGAGCGCGCTGGCGACCGCCGCAAGCTCTACCTCGACGTCACCATCGGCTCGCCTCACCCCTACCACCTGTTCGTGCTGTCGCTGCCGGTCTTCAACTCCAATCCGGACCGCAGCTCCTGGCCAGTACGCACCCTGCTGGGCTCGCTTGCTGTGGCTGACAGAATGCTTGACATGCGTGCCATGGCAGGCACAATCTGTGCGCGGCGGGGCACCAAGCCCAACGCCTACGGCCATGTCGCCAACTTCATCGACCTGTTCGTTCACAGCGACCCAGCCGGTGAGGCCCAGGCCCGTATTGCCTCAGATGCCATTGATCCTGATCGCCACACCCTGGAGGTCACGGTTGATCGCCTGCGTCGCTCCCTCGACCTTGAGCCCCAGTTCCAGTGACCTCCAGTCCCGAAATCCCGGACAGCATCTCATCTGAGATGCTCAATACCTTGCTGCGTGGGCGCAATCCGCTGCCCATCAGCGAGGTGGTCCCTGCTCTGGATTTCGGCGGCGAGCTCGGAGCGCCTTGTGACCTGCAGTTTTCAATCTGCCAGCTGATCGAGCGCTCCACTGGCGGCACCAACATCATCCAGATGCTGGTCGCTGCCATGCACCTGCTCACCGAGGTCGAGGCCCACTTCGAGCGGCACATGAACTCCCTCGCTTTAGAAGACGAGCCGTACAACACCCTCTCAGCTCCTGAACAGCAGACGCTGGCTCGGGTGATGCGAGAGCACACCCTGCTTCTCAAGGCCAGCCTCAAGCACCTCGAAGAGGTCCTCACGCAGGTTGGCTACCCCTACTACGCCCAGCGTGCGCAAGAGCTCATCAACGATCGCTTCCAGCAGAAGCGTGTCTTGATGCGCGATTTCCGTAGCCAGCTCCTGATCTCCGATGAGCTTCTGGCCTCACTCGGAATCGAGCGCTCTGCGGTCACAACTTATCTCGACCAAATCACAGATCACCCAAACGACACTTCAGAACTATGACCACCGCCACTCAAACTCAACCCCAAACCCAAACCAGCAAGCTCTCCAAGGCTGACCAGAAACTCTTCAAGGGCACCGCCGCCGAGGTCCACAGCTGGATGAGCGATCAGGAAATCCTCGCCTCGATCGGCTGCAACTTCAACGTCATCCGCACCCCAGCCACCAGCCCCTACGGCCGCACCTACAGCGACTGCCAGCTCTGGCTGCGCGATGACAACCAGGACCTGCTCGGCTTCTTTGGTACTAAGCGCCAGATCATCCAGCCCTCGCTGTTCATCGACTACTTCCGCGCCTTCTGCGACGCCTCCGATAAAGCCATCTCCCTTGATGTCGTCGGCTCCTACAACAAAGGCCGCAGCATCTACATGGCTGCCAAGCTCAACGGCAACAACGGCGCTCTTGTCGCAGCCGGTGGCGGCCTTGAGATCAGCCGCCAAGGGCATTCCGCCTACATCAGCGCAGAAGATCGCACCGATCACTGGTTGGTACTGAGCGAATCCTTCGGTGAAGCCCTGCGCCCTCGCGTCTCGGTGATCGCCAACGAGCTGGTCTGCGCCAACGGGATGGCCCGCAAGGTGACCGAATGCCAGGTCAAGCTCAGCCATACCCAAGCGATGAGCAAGGACATTGTTCACGCCGTACTCGATCACGCCGTTCGCCAATGCCAGGCGTACGACCGCATGAAGGAGCGCCTGATTGAGACCCCCGTCTCAATGGAGACCGCCGCTGCTGCCCTGCACCAGTACTTCGGCAATGAGCAAGGCACCGGCCGGCTCGCCCAGCGACTCGAGCAGATCTACCGCCACGAGCTGATCGGCAGTGAGCTCGATACCCGTGGTGCCAACGCCTGGCGCCTGGCATCTGCTGTCACGCAGTACACCAGTCACGAGCGCATCGGCAACAGCGAGGCCGTCTTCCGCTCCCAGCTGGAAGGCGCCCGGGCCCGCACCGCTTCTGGCTTCATCGATTTCCTCGAGTCGCAGTTCACAGAGCAGCGCGAACCCGTCCACGCCTGATCCCACCACGCCGCCTCGCGTTCGGGGCGGCTCCCTTTCTTTCGCAGCTCATGCTCACTATCACCCAACTCAGTCCCGCTCAGCAGCAGCGCTTCCTCGATTGCGCTGCTGAGAAAAACATTCCCGTCGACGTCCTCCTTGAGGACTTCTGCCTCGATCCCTACATGCCAGGAGCCATCACCGGAACCCTGCCTTGGTGCGGGCTCTTCGGCCTGGTGGAAGCCGATGGACGCTCACACACCTGATGCCATGACGACCCGCCGCGCCATTACCGATTCCGACATCCACGAGTACACCACCTATGTCGCCAAGCTTGCCGCCATTACCACCCCAGGCGATCCGCCGCCGATTCGCTTCCGCACGCGTTTCCTCTGGACCCACGGCACGTTGCCGCAAGACGACCTCATCCACGACCAGAACGCAGCGCTCTTCCTCCGGAACCAAGCGCCGGCTGCTTGAACTTGCTGTTCTGCTCGCCAGCGCTCTGATCCTTGCTTCCTCGCCGTGGCCCCAGCAGCAATCTCTGCAAGGGCGCTACGCCACAGGGCTTGAGACCGGGCCTTGATCAGGTGATCTCGCCGCCCTCCAGCACACCCCAGCTACCGGGGCGGCCGGAACACTCGTATCGCACACCCCTGTACACACATGAACCGCCATACAGGCCATCGGCCTGCATCTGACGGCGGCGCACCACGCGCTCGAATTCGCGCTCCAGCGACAAACGCCGGAACATGTCCAGATTCAACGGCTCCATCGGATCTCCACCGATTAAGTGTCAGAAACTGACGTCCCCGTCGTCTGGCGTCAGCATCTGCAACCCCGAAGGGTCCGACGATTTGACCCAATTCTAGAAACTGCTCGTGCTCTACCTCACTCCGCTCTTCAAGGCCAAGCGTCGTATTGAACGTCTTGCTTCTGTGTCCCGTCAACTTACGGAAACCAGCAAGCGTTATCCCTGGTTAGCGATTCCCTTGCTGCCGCCGCACCTTGTGGTGCGCTGGCTCTCGCGGCGTGAATACGAGCGGCTGAGCAACCTGGGCTATCCGCTCACCCGCAAACGAGCCCGAGTCTGAGATCAAACACCGATGGCCATGCGTTGCCGTGCCTGCAACTCCAGGCAAACACGCGTCTCCAGCACTGATGTTTACGACGACCATCAGCGCCGCTACATCCGCTGCCTGGATTGCGGTAGCCAGTTCATCACGATCGAGCGCTACAGCAAACCCAAGCCAGGGCCCAAGCCAGGCTCTACCCGGCGGAACCTCAACTACGGCCTCAAAGGAGAGACCAATCCCCGGTCAATCCTTACTGACTCAGACATCTACGCCATTCGTCAGGCCTACGACCAAGGCCTGACCTACAGCCAAGTCAAAGCACGATTCGGTATCGCCTCTAGCCACTACTACCGAATCGGTAAACGCATCACCTGGACTCACTTACCAGAGCGCTCCTGTCATGACCGTCGATCTGCTGCCTGATCAAACCCTCAAGATCCTGCTGCCCAGCGGCGGCGAGCTTCTGCTCTCGAACCGCGATGGGGCGACGCGCATTGAGCACTGGCAGGGGCACTCCTTATCCACTTTCCTGACTCTTCATGTACTCCCCGATCCCGAACAACAACAACAACAACAACAAGTACAACTACAACAGCAACTCGAAGCGCATCACGATCGTGCTGCACAAGGCGTTGTTTGCCCGACTTCAAGACCGATCTGATTACGAAGGACGCTCCATGTCCAACCTCTGCGCCTACCTACTGGAGCGTGCCATGTCCGATCCAGAAAACCCCTAATCAAAGACACCCTGAAGGCCGTCTCGCATCACGCGGGGCGGCCTTTCTGCATGCACCTCTACACCTGTGCATGTTCACGCGATCTTCCACCGTCAGCTTGCGCCTCGGCGCCCAGCAAGCCGAGTTCATCTACTTCGAGTTACTCGGGCTGCTGGTTCACTACCGCGACGCAGGCACCACCATCGAGCCCGGCGATGAGCGGGCCCTGCTCTCCGCCCTGACCCAGCTCGAACTCGGCATTCAACGCGCTCAAGCCGTTGCCGATGTCCAGCTCGAGCAACTGCGTGCTGCCGCCCTGCGCAAGGAGGCGGCATGAGCCTTTCCGATCAGCTCCTCAAGTTCGGGCACGGCAACGCCAAGCTGCCCAACACGACCATGACCTTCGCTCTGCCGGCTGGGTTCACCTGCCCAGGGGCTTTGCACTGCCTCTCCAAGGCCGATCCCATAACGGGCAAGATCACCGACGGACCTCAGACGCTGTTTCGCTGCTCTGCCGCCAGCGAAGAGACCCGTCCCACCGTGCGCAAAGCACGGCACCACAACTGGTCACTGCTGCGCGGACTGCAAAGCGGTGCCATGGCCAGTCTACTCGATCTCTCCCTGCGCGCCCAGCGACGCACCTATACCGAGCGTGTGCGCTGGTTCACCTCCGGCGACTGCTTCAACGTCCAACTGCGCGACGCCCTGATCGAGACAGCACAGCGCCACCCGGACTTGCTGTTCTACCTCTACAGCAAGAACTTGCCCCTGTGGCTCGATCACGGCACACCGCTTGCGCTGCCGGACAACCTCGTCATGACGGCCTCCTGGGGCGGCCGCTATGACTTCCTGCTCGCCGATGGGTTATTCCATCGCACTGCCAGGGTTGTCAATACGCAAGAAGAGGCATACGCTCTGGGCCTGGCGATCGACTTCACCGACGCCATGGCCTACCAATCCACACCTGCTCATTTCGCACACCTTGTCCATGGCACACAGCCCAAAGACTCAGCGGCCGGCCAGGCCATCCAAAAGCGCCGGGCTGCCGGGCAGTTCGCTGGCTACTCGAAGCATTCAACCCATGCTCGTCCACTACCCGTCCCTGCCGGTCGATGACACACAGATTCAGCTCCGCAACGGCGCTCAGCTCCGCGAGATCATCAAAACCTGCGCAGACAATGGCATCCCCTTCCGCATCGTCTACGACCACGGCGGCAAGTTCCGCTACCACTCGGACCCCTGCCGCACCAGCCGATGAACTCAAGCTTCAGCGCAGCGAACTCCTGGCCTACGGGGCAATCCTGCCCCACGAGGCTGGTGGTCTACTGCTCGGCAGCTTCTCGCCCACCAGGCAACTCAACTTGCGCACCGGCCGTAATTGGTCGGCATGGCAATGGCAAGAAGTCCTGCGTTCTGAGTACGAGAGAATAACGGGACCATCACAATCCACCGCAGCATGACTTCATGCTGTGCCCGGGTTATTCAGTCACGCCATGAGCCCTGACGATCTCACCGTCGATTACTACATCGACTGCCATGGCCATGACTGCTATCGGATCTGCATGCCCGATGGCCTCTGCTCCATTGTGTCTTCTGCTCATCTCATCGACGAGCGGAAGGCACAACTTCTCCGCATGTACCCGCAGTGCCGCCCGTCATCGTCTTTGGCTTGACCTGGATGCTCGGCATCCTCGCCGTCACCATCTACCTCACGCAATTGTCATGAAGCATTCAGCGCTTCTGGCCCTTGTACTTGGCATCGCCCTTGGGGCCTTGCTGCGCTGGGCACTGTCACCCATCAATCCGGCTCCACAAAATCCCGATTACATGGCCACGCCTGTTATCTGGACAAGCGATTAGATCTACACACTTCTCTTTCCCGTGACTGAAATCAAACCGCCACTTGGGCTTGTCGAGGAGCTCGGCAATGCTTACAAAGACTACCAGATTGAAATTAAAGAACTTATTGCGTTGGCATACCTCTCGGGATACAACGACTGCGCAAACTCTCAATACCGCAAACTGTGCAGTGGCTTGCTCCAGGCTATTGACCTAGGTAATCCGGAGGCCGAGGAGCTTGCCCTCTGCCAGATCAGGACCGCCTTAAAGCTTGAAGCCCAGTAGTCCGATCAACTCCGATGTCTGAGTTTCCATTTATCTACGTCTGCAGCCACGCGGGGAAGATTGGCAACTTCCGCTGGGTCAATTCAGACACCCGCTGGCCAGACTGGATTCACAAGCGTTGGATTGGCTCAGCAATGCGGAGGGGTTACTGGGGCCGTTGCGGCTTGGTCAACCCTCCGGAATTCCCAGATAGTTCATCGTTGCTCCCTTAGTCAGACCCTCTTCTGTCCTTATGGCTGACTACACAGTGCTTGACACTAGTTACGAGTTCTCGGTGCTCGACGACAACGGCGAAGAACAAGCGGGCGGCACAGCCCCCACCCTGGAGCAAGCCTGGAATGAAGGCCAACATTACTTGGCCATTTACTCTGAAGATGGTCCGCACTTGCTGGAAGTACGGCGTGTTGAACGCATCTCTCTACTATCTTAGTTTAATCAATTATGGTTCACCGCTACTCCGTCGCCGCCGCTCTTCGCGCTGCTGTAGAGCAGATAGAGGATATTTACTATAAATCCGACACAGACCGCAGTGATGGTGTTGTTTTTGCACTACTTCAAATGATGCTTATTGTTAATGAACTTGAAGCTCAATAGTCAAACTCACTAAACCATTTTGTTAACGTCAACAAAATGGTGCTTCTGTTACACTCAGTATCGATAGAGCCTGAGTCTCTGCTCCGTCCTTATGAGGCGGTTTACACTCAGGCCATCAACAATCTCAATACTCACCGTTTATAAAGAACTCAACTAATGGCAAAAGGACTATCAGCTGACGCATATGCGGTAATCAAAAAAGCTCATGAAGTTGATTGGTGTAATAAAAAAGCTATAGCTGCTGTTCTCCGGGAAGTAGCGTATAGGTTGAGCTTTGGCCACGCCACAGGTGACGGAATCATCTGCGAAGACGATCTGCGAGCCTTGGCTAATGAACTTGATGCTTACGAAGAGCTAACTGGTGTAACACCAGTAAACAAAGCTACTGAGGAAGATACCTAAGGAAATCCCAACCCTTAAGAGATGGATCTTCGGAAGCTCTAACTGCTTTCACGACAGTAGGAAGCTCACGGGCAAGGCGATAACCAATCGACCTAGCAATCTGGCGATGCTCAGCCTGAGTATCATCCTTGCCGCGTAAACCAACATAATGCAGGAAACTACGCACAGTGCCGCTCATATGCATACGAGTGGGTGTGTACAAGGGTAAAATATTCCTTGCGCATTCACGAGCCACGCCTGCGTCGAGCATTTCCTTATACAGCCCTTGAACCTGACTGTCGATAAACTCAAGCCGCTCCCAGAACGATTCACACATGTAAACCGGAAGGCGGTCCACGCTGCTCTGACGATTCTTTGAGGCTTGAAACCTCAGCTCAAATTGAAAGGGTTTCTCTTCTAAATCAAGTGTTTCGTTAGGTTCGCAGTAGCGCTGAGACAGTTCTTGAAATACGAAGCTCCTGTGCCTCAAGATTTGAGGTGAAATAGCTCGAGTTGTACTAATTTCAAAGCTGGCCGAAGCTTGCTCGAAAACCGACCAGTGTGCGTGTTTAATACAGTACGTTAATAGCTTTTCGTACTCTTCACGATCAGGATCTTTTGTGGAAACTCTGGCGTGTCTTGCGATTACTTTTTCCGCATCTGGTGTAACCCAATCCAGATCAGCGGAATGCAGCTTCATTAGCTACGTGGAAAAGCTTGTTGGTACCGTAATCTAGCAGTAATCTCGCTCGGGTTTGAAACCATTCGAGCGAGGTCAGCAGGTCCCCAACCGAGACGCATCCCAGCCATGCGAACCTTATCAGCGTCCTGGTGCATCATTTTTTAATTTTAATAGGAAGCTGAAGGGGTAAAGTTCCCGCCGTGTTGAGATTCTGGGGGATCATCGCCATTGTCGGATCCATGGCACTCAGAAAGTTCTGCTGAGGAACCGTCGTCAGAATCTTTAACTTATTACGCATCTCAGGATTAAGAGTGTTCTGAGTTTTAACCAGATACTCACCCTTACTCATATCAGCAGGTCGCTCCGGGATCACTAGGTTATCCCTATGGTTGTACCCGGCAGGCCCTGTCAACTGCTGGCTAGGAACAATATTACTAGCTTGAACATCCGTAGGTCCCACGGGCTCTCGCGCATACTCTCCAATATCGTGCTGATACTGTGAATACACTCGATTGATGTTGTCTAAACCGGTTGCCCGATTCAACTCAATCATCTCAGGAGTGTTCTGGTACATCGCGGGGTTGCCCGTAGCCAGGCTACCGAGTGGTTTCACTCGGGCAGCCATAGGGCCTAAGCCACCGGGGCGTTGTAAGAAGTTTTGGCCGTTCATAGTTTTATCTTAGCTCAATCAGGTTTCCTAGATCTATTTCTCGAGGCATCCATTACCCTTAAGTTAGAAGGCGAATTGTTATGCGGGTTCCGATCTTTATGGTCGACATCTTTACCATCGCCTTTATGGACCCGACCTTCGCGTTCCATAAAACGCCGCGCTTTATTTCTAGCTGCACGGCGCTTTTTAACTTTCTCAGTGCCGTCGTAATTACGGTACTCTTCCTTATAGTCTCGCTTATACGCCATCAGCTGATTAAGTTTTTACAATTCTAAGCCAGCACGAAACAACTCAGCTACTGCCATGCCCCGCATGGTAACTAAATGCCGAGCAAATTCAGTCAGATCCGACTGAAAACGCTGGAAAAGCCCAGAGTACAGACCGTTATTACATCCATAAAACTCATAGAGCGCATCTAAGAAATCTGCCTTGCTTTGCTCATCAGTAACACTCCAGTTATCTAGAATTTTCTGATAATCGAACTCAGCGCCGACAGAAACCATGGCTCAAAGGAGAGAGTACGAAGTCTACCTCAGCTAGCCAGGATTACCCAGCCACTCTTAGGTCCTTCAACAAGGAAACGAGGGCCTAAGTTTTTCTTGGAATACAAGCGGTATTTCCCATCAGTAGAAACGTAAGACCCACCAATCAGATCAAGATCGCCGAAAGGATCATGCACCCAAAGTTTCTGGCGGTCTGCGGTGACGCCCACACAGCAGATCCAGTGGCCGCCTCCAACAGGATTGGAAACTGGACCTTTGTGGAGGATGCCCATTGGGACAGGGATGCCTCGCTTGAGCTGCTGCTCGATGGTATCCCAGCTTGCGTTTTGAACAAACTTAGCGTCGACACCAAAGTGCTTCAGAGTGTCCAGTTGAGCTGAAGCCGATGTGGTATCACCGTACTTATATACTTCACTGATGTATTCATCGTCAGTATCAATAGCATCAGGATCGAGAGCCGCCAGGAGCATTGCACAACTGCTGGAAAAGCAGGTGCGCATAGGATCTTTTTTGTTATCCCGTTGGGAGAAGTAAGGAACAACTAGTTTGATCTCACCGTCTGTCTTGGGTGGTGTCTCCTGAGTCTCTGTGTCATTAATGATCTTCCAGTGATCCGGGAAAAACCACCACTCAACTTCTGGTTGCTTCTCTAGGAGCACTCGCTGGTGAGCTTCTCCGGCATACATCCTGATTTCAGTCCACTGCCACGCGCTGCCTTTAGGGACAAAAAGCTTCTCCTCGGCCTTCAAGGTGCTGGAGTCAACAGGGTGACGCTTGAGCCAAGTATCACGTTTCGCAAGGAGAGACTTAGCCAAAAGAGGATGCTTCACCTTCTCTAAGAATAACTTTTTCTCCTCTTCTCGGCGCCGTACCAAACCAGGGATGACTTCATCGCTGCCGGCCTTAACCCACCTACCGAATTCACCCGCTACGACCTTGCGATCAGCTCCATGGTTAAGCAGGCGCAGCATCGTGCTGTTGACGAACGCTGTCGGTCCAACATTAAACGTAAAAGAAACTAGCGCATCATATTCATTCTGATTAAGTTTTACGCTTACAAAACTACTGACGGTCTGTTGCGCACTCTCAGTATCAGCCCACAGCAGACGCTCGGCCTCCTCCTCGGTGATGCGCATTCCTGGTTGCACATCAGGCCCAGTATGCCCATAGCCGATAGTCAATACACCGGCAGGACAGACATAGGCTGTCAGCCGAATACCTTCAAACTTTTTGATTAAATCTATCCCCTTCTGCGAAATACGCATTTGTCAAAATCTGCCTGTATTTACTCTGGCAGAGTTTGACAATATGCGGCGTGAAATTTTAATTAAGCAGCGGTAACTGTAACCCGGTACTCAGTTTCACTGCGACCGGTACGGAACACATAGAGCGTAGCGGTCTCGCCGTTGCTGACGCTATAAGTGAAACTGGAGTTGCTGCGACGCGTAATTTTGGGTGCGTTTGCAGTACCTGCCACGGTACCATCGGCTTTATAAACTTCAACTTTGCTCACAGCAAAAGCTTCAGCATCTAAAGTGATGGTCGCGGTACCAGAGGTACCAAAGGTCAGGCTGAAAACGTCGGCCAGACCTAAGCCGCCGTCACCAGCAAAAGAGCGGTAGTTACCAATGGTGACGTTATTACCGTCCAGAGTACGAAACTGGCCAAAACGAGTAATTCCTTCCGGAGCGACTCCTGTCTCACGATTGAAGGTAACTTCGGCCATGGCTAGATTGGAGACACCTCGATATAAAGATTCTAAGGTATGTACAACAAAGTAAACGCACTTATCTACGAGCTGATTACCTTCTTATGTAGGTTTTATCCACTAAAACAAAAACCTTGGATCAGGCGAATACTCGATTATTGTCGACCAGATTGGGCTGCTTTTCGAGCTGAAGTTGCAATTAAAGAAGTTGACAAACAAGTAGAGGCGTTCCGCGAGGCGTGGGATAAAGAGGAAAAAGAAAAACAGAAACCTATCTACACTGAACTTCCGCCAGACGGAACTAAAGCGCAGGAGCTCCTAGGTGGCGAGATGCGCCTCAGCGCCCCA